GAAAGTTTACATTCGTATTATTGGTTTTATTGGTTCCATCTCGTATTCCATTAAAAACAAGAAAATATTAAAAAAGTATACATTCAAAACCCTAATAACAAAGGGTTTATTCCCATAAAAAATACGCCTGGATATTAAGCTCCAAACGCATCCGGAATATTTGTTAGGATTGCTACTGCATCCATTTCTTGAATTACAGCATCATCATCAAAGTGAATTACATAGAATCGTTTATCTTCCATTACTGCAGTTTTACCTTCTGTAGTTTTACGAACACGAGTGTCGTATGTATTAACTGCAATAAAGTTTTTAGGGTCTGCAAGAATAATAACATCGTCTTCTAAAGATGGAACCGTAACAATTCCGTATCCCATTGGTTTATTAACTTGATCTCCTGCTCCAAGTAACGCAGCATCACCAGCACCAGTAGGACGATTTGTTAAATACTCAATCCATTTCTCTCTACGGCTTGGAGACATAATCCAACGTAGGTTGCTGTTTTTATATTTATTTGGCATTGCACCGGATAAAGCAAAGATAGAACCTTTCCCAAATCCATTTGCCGCAGCAGCTTCACCTGTACCAGTTACCAATTTAGCATGATCGACAATATGAGACTCTTTTGATTTCTTGATTTTTTTCAACCATCCATCATTGATAGATAACATTCCGTCGGAAGATTCTGTATCACCATTCCAATGTAAATCCTCTAAATCGATACCTAATTGTGTAGACATAAGAGCCATTACAGTATCTTCATACCCTTCACCTTCAATATTTTCGCGGAGTAATTCTTCTGTAATTTCCCAAGGTAAACGAATAGCCTTTGTATTGTACTCAATTTTAGAAGTTTGAACACCTGCGCGGTAATTATCATCGCTATTTTCTGTTTTCTTGCGTAAGATACGGCCACCAATTGCAATTTTATCTAATTCACCTTGTTTTGCTTTACGCATTTCTTTACGGTGTAATTGTGAGAATGGCGTTGTATCAAATGCCATACGGAAGAACTCTTTACTTTGTTCTGGATTTAATAATCCTGCATTCATTCCACTTGTTGTCATTGCTGCCTTTTCAATACGATCTAAACGTTTTAATAATTGTGCGTTAGTCATTGTCATAATGATAAATCCTCCCCTTACAGGTTCAATCCTGTCCATTTAGATTTTTTAATTTGTTGTTGTCCTGGTGTAACTTCTTCATCTGGATCTAAACCTTTACGGATAGAAGCGGCATTTTCGATATTTTCAAGTCGCTTTGTAATTGGTTCTAGTGCTTTTTGAATAACTGCTGTAGCTTTTTCTTCCTCTGTTTGCTCTTCTGGTGTCGGTTCTACTTCCTCACCATTCACTTGTTTTTCAATCTTATCTAACTTAGTAGCTAGTGGCTCTACTGCTTGTTTAACAATCTCTGCAATATCTTCTGCTTTCATTTCCTCTTCCTCCTGTGGCGAAGCAGCTTCTTTTATTTCAGTAATTAAAGCTAATGCTTCATCTAATTTTGTATGATTCTTTTGGGATAATACTTTCCCCGCTTTTTTAATACTTTCTAAAACAATGCTTTCTGCTTGTACACTGTTTTCTGATTTCACAATGGTATAACCACCTTTAATAGAAGAAAGTATGTCCTTCATATCGTCAAGAGCAGCTGCCATACGGTCGATATCGGGATTACTTTCCCAAATCTCCCAATAGAACACATCTTCAAACAAATTAAAAACAGCCCGTAAATCACGCTTTTGTTTTTCATCAATAAAGCGGTCTTTTACTTCGCCTTTTGCGATTTTGTGAGTTTCACCTTTAACGAAATCTAGCATTTTTCGAATAAGACCTTTATCTTCATGAGTAAAATCTTCTGCCTTCGCGATTTCCACACGTTCACCAAAGCCACCCATAGAAAAACCGGTAACTTCACCTTTTTTAATTTCTTCCCAGGTATCTGCATCATCAACGCGAACTGTCATAAGCCATGTTCCTGCTTTTACTTCCTGTTCGCCTACTGTCATATCACTTTTAGCAATCCAGTTTTCAACAACTGTCCCTTTACCAGCGATTTCATCATGCTGTTTGTCGATGTGCTGGTAATTTTCCATAAAGGTATAAGCAGCCTTTTCAATTTCTTCTGCGGTCATTTTATCCCCGTGTGAATCTTCTACATCTGGTTCATATACCACACCTGTAACAAGCTGCTTCTCTTCCTCTGTTTTAAGGATTGGAACTTGTTTTGATATATTTGGTTGTCTAGCAGATTCGCTTTTCATAATGGCGAATTGACGACCATTAGCTCCCTTTGTAACTAATGAAACATAGCTGATATTGGCGTTTTTTAGTTCGTATCCCATCGTTTTACCTCCTTCCCTATAAATATTGGGGTTCCACTGTCAAAACGCATAATAGCCAATTTAAAGCCGCATACGTTTTGACGATGAAACCCCAATCAAATAGGTGTATTTTATTACTCTTCTGAAATCATAGTGCAGCGACAATGTGGATGAGCTGGCGGGCACATCTTTCCGTTGCTAAATAAATCATCAATATCTACCGTTTCGCCATGTAAACCACCACATTCTTTACAAACACGCTCATCGTTTCCTGTAAGCCATGTTTTCTTGTTTCTATTTGCACCTTTATAAGCAATTAAATTGCCGTAATTCATCGCATATGTTGTTTCTGTACGTGCAATCATCATTGCTCTGTAGTTACTTGCTTCTGACATTACATCTGCAATAGAAACACTTAATGCATCGACACCCATTCCCTCACTAAGATTCTTTAACATTGCTTCTCTTAATCTATCTTTAGTAGTTTCATGGATTCCCTTTGCTAATTCAAAAGCGTAAGTAGCTACCCATTTTGCAGCAACGTCACCAATTGGATCTAATACCATCCAGGTTAAACCGTTAGAAGCTATAGTACTCTGTACAAACTCTGTTACATCATCCTGTAGTGTGTCCGTGACTTCATCGACAAACATTTGTCGTTCCTCATCCCAATCAACACTATCCAGAAATTCATCAACTTCTGCTTCTGCAATTACAAGATCAATCTCTTCCTCTGCTTTATTAATACGAATTACGGGAAGCAGGTTTAAGAGCCGTTTTCCCTGCTCGGAAAAAAATCCGCTACCTTCTTTTGCATAGCTTTCTCTACTTCTTCATGCTTTTCCCTAAATGCATTAATAGCAATTAAGTTATCTTGCTCATTATCTGCAGCTTTTGCAATTGGTTCTATTTGAGAAACGGATGGACCACCTTCAAAGAATGTATCTCCATCTGCTACAGGTTCATAACCTACTACTTTACGAGATTCATTCCGTGTTAATATACGTTTCTCATAACCATCTGCCGCATATTGCATATCAGCTTCACGATCATCTGTATCAATTTCGTTTAATTTGAAATGCCAATCTAATCCACCGAGTATTTCAGCAAATACACGGAACAATTGATAGTTTAATCGATGTTCTAATATTCCTTGTCCAGGCTCAATAATAGAACGCTTGTACATCTCGTTCATTTCTTTAGCGGTTGTTTGTCCTAATGAGCCTGTCATAGCCCAGCCGATACGATAAGGCGGCACACGATGAGCCACACATATCTCCATTGCGCTATCCTGCTTATATAAACGAAAACTGCCTTCTTTTACATCTGGACTAACTTTTTCTAATCTAGCTTTTGCCCCTGGCGGTACGGGGACAACGGCCAATTTATGATGTTCTCCTTTTGTTTCTGCAGAGAAGAATGCTTTTAGTTCATTTTCCGTTCCATCATCTATTTCATCAACGCCCTCAAGAAATAGCAGAGCATCTGGAATTGTCTTTCCTGTAAAGAAGTTAATATTGTAATCTCTTACTGCTTGAGATCCAACTATCGAGCCGATAGAACTAACATAATTAGGTATCCCATAATAAGAAGAACGAGAACCGAATTTACGAATAACAATTACTTCTCCAGCTTTTTCTGTTCCGCTTTCTGCAACATCCTCTGCATTTATCGCCCTACCATCAGCAAGACGGAAATCATCGGGATAATTGAACTTTTTAAACCATCGTTCTTTGTTATTTACAATTTGAGCAAATCGGACTTTATCCTTATGAGCACGAACCGTATGCGCCGGAATATGGTACAGTTCCGATGGTTCGTTTTTTTGATTCCGAACAACTTCGATAATCCCCCAGCCAACAGTTTCATAATCATCCCATACAGCTCTAAGAATTTCTGAACTCGTCATTTCTGGATTACAATTCCGCATAAATTCTTTTAACCTTTTATATTGCTCCTGGTTCGCTTCTTTCACTTCTTCAAAAGGAGCAAAGTCGAAACCAACACCTGCAATATCATCGACTTTTGCGCTAATACAAGCAGAATGGATTGGATTACTTTCCTTTATTTCCAACAGCACTGACATATCATAAGGTGGTTTAACCAACCCTTTATCGCCATATATTTGTGCGAATGGATCTACAGTCATTTGCTTACTGTTGTCTTCCCTATTTTTTGGGTCATCTGCTGCTTTATTAATACCAAATACTTTTACATTCTTAATGGTTTTCTTGTTGCTCATATCGTTTGTGTCCTCCTTTCTTCTATTAATAGAGAGCAAAAGAAATAGCCGCACAATAAATGTCCGACTACACTCTTTTAACCTTTCCACCCATAACTACTTTTGGTTTGTAGAAGGCTAGAACTATAGCATCTGCTCTATCGGGTGATTGCAATCCGCGTTTCTTCATTTCTTCTTTTCGCTCTAATGCAATCTTACCTCTACTTGTTATTCTGTATTTACGGCTAGAAAATTGAGAAATCATTTTTTCATCATTTGGAATCTCCATTGTAGGTTCTTCACCCTGTATAAATGCTTTCATATTCTCTTCAAGTAAATCTCTTACTACGGCCCAACCTTCTGCACCTGCATTATCATAATGCTCATCATCAAGCGGCTTCCCGTTATTCACAACCGGATATACTTTGAATGGTAATCGTTCAGATTTAATAACTTCTTTCAATCTGTCCGTAACACCACCACCAACACCACTATCATCGACTTTTATATCAACTCTTTTTAACTGCTTGTACTTTGCCATGTATTCCTTAGCTAATTTCAATACATGACCAGCAGTTTCCATAGTATCTTGTTTATAGTGGTTTAATAATTTAAAGACTTTATTTCCTATCCTTGGAGCAATTACAGTTTCATCATCACCAAATCGTGCAACGTCAACACCTAAGTCAAGTGTTTCACCAGTCGGCTCCACTTTACAAGATGCTGCTTGCTCTACAATTTCTAACGGGATAAATGCATCTGCTTCTGCTTTAGGAAATTCACCAAGTACACGTACACGCCAAACATCTGAACCCTCACCATATTTCTTTTTCAATACTTCTATATTGTCTTTACTGGTTCGAGGGCTATCTAAGCTAGAGACTTTATGTATTTTATATAAATCTCTGTCACGATTATGAGAATCATAAAATACACCGCTTGTTCTTGTTGGGTTTCCGCATAAAAACAATTTATTTTCTGC